GTCAGCGAGGCGCAGCGCCAAGCGATCATGGACTCGCTCCAGGAGTCGTATGACGCGGGCCTGTCGATCGTCAACGCGGCCGATGCGATTACCGCGTCGCAGGAGAGCTTCGCGATCAGCCGCTCGATGCGGATCGCGCAGACCGAGATCATCGGAGCGTCGAACGGCGGGTCGCTGGCTGGGGTGCGGATGACCGACGCCGCCGAGCGGAAGGTCTGGCTCGCCACCACCGATGACCGTGTGCGCGAGGATCACGCAGACGTTGACGGCGAGTCGGTCGCGCTCTCCGACGTGTTCTTCGTCGGCGGCTATGCGATGGAGTATCCTGGCGACCAGGACGGCCCACCGGAGGAGACGGTCAACTGCCGGTGCACCCTCACCTACGAGTAAGGAGCACACGTGCCCCCAACCGCCACAGCCCCCGCACCAGTCGCCGCAGAGACGACGACCGGGACGCCGTTCAACTGCATCCTCGCGTTCGCTGATGAGGCGACAGACGACGGGCGGATGCTCAGCCCCGACGTGGGCTGGCGCGAGCTTCCGCTCACGTTCATGTGGATGTTCGCGCTCGGCGATGCGGGGCATGACGACGCCCGCCCCGTCGGAAAGATCACCGAGATCGTCTTCTCGGACAACACGTGGCACGGAAACGGCTACTTCGACACCAGCCCCGACGCGCTCGAAGCGGAGCGGCAGGTGCGGGAGGAGATCCAGACCGGCGTGTCGATCGACCTCGCGATCCGCGAGTACGAGATGACGTTCAAGTGGCCCGACGTGGTCGAGAACTCGGACGGGTCGGAGACGATCTCGGTGAACACGCAGGAAGAGATCATGTACGTCACCGCCGGGGATATCATGGGCGCGACCGGCGTCCCCCACCCCGCCTTCGCAGGCGCCCAGGTGTCGCTCGCAGCGGACGGCACGATGAGCCTCGTGATGACGACGATCGGCCGCTTCATCACCGGCACCCACTACGCCGTCGATGACGAAGGCCCCGAAGACACGTCGGACGTGACCGTCACGGTCGACGGCGACGCCGCCGACTCAGACCTGGTCGAGGCGATCGACACCGCGGTCGACGCCGTCGTGCCGGATGGCTTATCGGTCGACTCGATCACCGTCGCGTTGTCGACGGTGGAGACGATCACCGCGAGCGCGGCGGGCCTCGTCCCGGACGTGCCGCCGGCCGAGTGGTTCCGCGTCTCCGAAGCCGACGCGCCGACGCCCTTGACCGTCACCCCGGAGGGACAGGTGTACGGCCACGTCGCGCTGTGGGAGTCGTGCCACACCGGCTTCCCCGGCTCGTGCGTGACCGCGCCGAAGTCGGAGTCGGGCTACGCCTACTTCCACCTCGGAACGTGCGAGACGAGCGGCGGCGAGGTCGACGTCGGCCAGATCACGCTGGGCGACGGCCACGCCTCGCCGGGCGCGAACCGCCACGCCGCGATCGAGCACTACGACCGCACAGGCATCGCCGCCTGCGACGTGTGCGTCTCCGATGGCGAGTACGGGATCTGGGCGTGCGGGGCGCTACGACCCGCGCTCGACTCGCGGAAGGTACGCGAGCTGAAGGGCGCGAAGGTGTCGGGCGACTGGCGGGCGGTACGCGGCAAGCTGGAACTCGTCGGCCTGCTCGCGGTGAACATCCCCGGGTTCCCCGTCCCACGCGCAAGGGTCGCATCTGCGACGCCTCAGGCGCCTGCTCACGTCCTCGCGCTGGTCGCCGCCGGATTCGTCCACGCCTCGACCATCAAGCCGCGCACAGCCGTCTCAGCGCGTCACCGCGCCACGGCTTTGGCGGCCTCGGTGTCGGGAGTCGAGGGCCTGGTCGCCGCTGCCCGCGCCGAGTGACGGTCACGCTCTGGATCGTCATCGTCGCGACGACCGTCATCGTCGTTCGCCGACACTGGTAGTGCGCGTCTCGTTCTGCGTCCAGCACCACCCGCTGCGTCCGCAGTGCCTCGAGCGGATCACGTCGAAGCGGCAGCTGGGACGCGGCGTCGAGGTGGTGACGGATCCCCGCCCACAGGACGCGCCGTCGCCGTGGCGCAGCTACAAGATCTGTCTTGAGACGATGCCGGCCTGGGCGACGCACCGCATCATCGTCCAGGACGACGCGCTGGTCTGCCCCGGCTTCCGCGAGGCGGCGGTCAGGGCGGTCAGGGCTCGACCCGAGGATCTCGTCAGCTTCTTCTGCTCGCCGTACCCGCAGCTGTGCGCGATCAACGTCGTCGAGGCGGCAGAACGCTGCGAGCACTGGGCAGAGTTGTTCAACGGCGACTGGTGCCCCGTCGTCTGCCTGGCGTGGCCGCGGTGGATGCGAGACGAGTTCCTCGCCTGGTCGCCGCTGGACGTGCTCGGCCGCAGCGACGACTCGGTGGTCGGGCGGTGGTTGAACGAGAGCGGCAACCACGCGATCTGCACCGTCCCGAACCTCGTCCAGCACCCCGACGACGTGCCGTCGGTGATGGGTAGTGATGGTCTCGCACGACACTCCGTCTGCTACATCGGTGAGTACCCAGCGTCACAGATCGAGTGGTGACGTCCGACCGGTAGCGGTATCGTTATGTCAGATGGACGTCGAGCGTGATATCCGCCGGGTGCTGGTGTTCCTGATCGAGACGGGGGCTGGCCCCGACGTGCGCGAAAGCATGGATCGGATCGAGGCGAAGCTCGACGGCCGCCCGCTGCCGATACGCAAGTGCTGGTTCGCCGACTGCCACCACCCCGCCGACGCGGGACGCCTGTTCTGCGAGGCGCACCAGCGCCGCGTCGACTTCGACGATCGCTTCGACCGGCTGGTCGCGGGGATCGGCTAGGCTCGCCGCCAGCCTCTCGCGGGGTTAGGCGAGGGGCGCTGGTCCGCCCGAAGGGCTGGCCCCCTCGCCGCCTACGACGCACAGCAGCCCGCCTCAGACGAGACGGGCTGCTGGACGGGGATAGACCCCGGGTCGTTCATGGGTGGGCTGAGATCAGCTGTGAGGCATTCTCATCGGCGTGACGTGGAGGACGCGACCAACGCCAGCCGCTCGGCACTCGGCTGCGCGGCGCTCCGCGAAGTCGAGGGCATCCGCCTCGTTCGGGAACGGCCCCCACACCTCGATGATCGTCGGCGCGTCAACCGGCTCGCCGGGGATGAGCGGCTGCTGCTCGATCACGATCGTCGCCACCGCCTCGCGGGCTGCGGCGCGGCTGCGGCTGCGGTGCAGCTGGACGGCCTCGTAGAGGACGCGGCGCTGGCGCGGGTCGACGTGGCCGCTGACCCACTGGACGGCGTCGCGTAGCTCCGCCTCCGACCAGTCGTCCGCCAACTCCTCGGCCGACCGGCCGAGCGCGAGGCAGTGGATGATGCCGTTGCGTGTCGTGAGCGGGTGAGCCATCAGTCGCTTCCCTGCCCGACTGAGAAGTGGCGCGGCCGACCGGCGCGACCAGCCGGGTCGAGCGTCCGCGACCAGCCGTGAGCCTCGCACTTGTAGGCTAGTCGCAGGGGGCGCTCGCCGGGGGCGAGGTCGCGGATCAGCACGACCACGTCTCCGACGCTCATCGAACGAGCGTGCGTGTCGCAGCGCCGGTAGCGTGCTGCCTCGTCGGACAACTCGAAGTCGTCGTCGCAGGTGCCGACGTTGAACGCCTCGAACAACTGCTCCAACGCTCGCATGTCGGTGGTGTAGCTCCAGAACTCGCGGACGTGCCACGTGCCGTTCAACTCGGGACGGTAGAACTCTGCTCGCATGATCTGCTCCTTCTCGCGGGGTGTGGTGTCGACGGGTGTCGGCTCCCAGCAGCGCCCCACCCCATCGGGTGGAAGGCGGGACGCTGCTGGCAGCCGACCCTCTCGGGTCGGCGTGCGGCTAGTCGTTGAACACGACGAGGCTGATGTTCGCCTCGGTCTGCGACTTGCACTGCTCGGGGAGTGGCTCGTACCGCCAGCTGAGGACTTCGCCCTCCTGGTCGCGGTACGTGTCCGACTGGGCGAAGACGATCTCGCGGCCGGTCGCCTGCGAGACGAGGGTGTAGCCGACGTCAGCGGCGTCGTCGTAGACACGCTCGGGCTGGCCGATGGTGCTGGCCTCGACCGAGAACGTCTGCGTGCGCTTGTCCCAGGTGAGATCCGTCATGCGGACGGGTCGCGGCGTGAGGATCATGCCGACACCTGGGCGGCGAACGTGATCAGCTTCGACCGGTTCAGCGCGACGCGGCAATCCTCGACCGACTGCAGCGGGCCGCTCTGGCCCGACACGTGCGTGCGGAGCCAGGATGCGCTCTCGTACATGCGCCACTTCTT